ATTGACTGACGACCAATCATATTGGTAATCTTTCTCATTGCTTTTGAAATGATAATAGCTTTGTCAGTTGCGTAACCATCTTTATCGTAATCAGCTTCCATCTCTTTCTTTGAAGATGCTGCTGCTACTGAATCGACTACGATTGTAACCAATCTATCTTTATCTCCTGTTCTAACCTTTTCAATGATTGTTTCACATGCTTCAAAGATACCTTCAACGGTGTCAACTGAAACATATAATAACTTTGAAATATCTACTCCGATTGCTTCTAAGTATTCTCTACTTACGGCAGTTTCGGTATCAATCAATACGGCTACTCCACCCTTGCGTTGTGTTTCTGCAAGAATATGGGCAGAGAGCAGAGATTTTCCACTCTGCTCTAAACCCGTAATCTCACATATGCGTCCAACAGGGAAGCCGCCATAAGGTCTATTAGAGATTGCAACATCCAACATAGCATTACCAGTTGAAATCCAATCTTTAACATTGGTAGGAGCATCACCACCTTCATCAGTTAGAAAGTAGGCAATCTTACCATCCTTATTTTGTTTGTTTAATGAATCAGCAAGAATACTTGCTAAATCCTCTTCTCTTTTGGCCATTGTAACCTAATTATTAATTGTTAAATAAATCATCAAATGCTGATGCTACATCATCCTTTGCTTTTGGAGCTTTTGGAGATTCTTCTTTTTCCCAAGGTAAGTCACCTATTTCTTGCGTTCCACCCATGTCAGTTGAAACACTACTTTGTGTTGCTACTGCTTGAGTCTTTGGTTTTGGTGCTTCTAATTCTTCAACGATTTCGTCATTAGAACCGGCTGATGGATTTAACCAATTTTCTAAAACTGACTTTAATTCTGCGTAAGATAACTCCTGATATAATTCAGTAATTTCTTTTTGACCATCTAACAATTGTTGGATAGTTTCCGGAGAATCTGCTAATTTAGATGTTGCAGGTTTAACTCTGATTGTTGTTGTTGGATAAGATGCATTTGATTCTTCTGCTGACATTACTTCCAATACGATATCTCTACCTGTGTTTGGGTCTGTAATATCTCCGTAATCAGGGTCAGCAATATATCCTAAGATATCTTGATAAACTGTCTTACCGAATCCCCAGAATTTTACTCCTTCCGATTCTTTACCTCTTACAATAACTGGTACAAAAGTTCTTAACTTTGGTTCCATCTTTTTACCTGCTTTCCAATCATCGGTATCACCTGTTCTTTTAAGTTTTTCTGCAAACTCAACGATAGGGTCAGGTCTACCAAATGACATTGGACTTAAATAAGTCTTGTTGTTAATGTTGTAGTGAAAGTAAAGTTCAATGAAAGGAATGTCTTTGTTGAACTTGTAAGGAACGATTCTCACTTGAGATTTTCCGTTTGCCGGTTTGAAAATTGAATCCGACTTTTTAGTGTTGTTTTGTAAAGAGCTAAATCTCTTTAATGCCAATGAAATGTCCATTGTTTTTTTGTTTTTAAGGTTTAAAATTTGTTTTTAAAGTTGAGGTTTATATCGATATTACCTATATCTAAATATAACTTTTTCATCTTTTATTACTATAAATATACGACTATTTTTCCACATTACCAAATTTATTTTTGGAGGTTTTCTACCTTTCTTTGTAGGTAAAATACAGCTTTTTTGAGGTCTTCCAGTTCTTTTTGAGGGTCTTTTTTACCTGCCCTTGCTACATACTTAACTACATTGAATAAGTAAGCATCTTTGTCTAATCCCCACGCTTCACATACCTTAATTACTTCATATGGATTATCTGCTCCCCCATAGTGTTTAGGGCCGTTTACCATATCCGTTTCCTTACGAATTGGTATTGCGTATTCAGGTGTTCCTGAAAATGAATATTCTTCTTTTGTAATTTTTGGTTTTGCTGGCATTACTATTTGTTTTGTTTTGTTTTTGGTTTGCCACTCTCCTAATCGTTTTTTTGATATTGCCGGTGGCTTTGGCATTTGTGTTGAATAATCTCCGAATCCAAACATAAGTTATTTTTTTATCTTTTCCAAATTTGATACCATTTTTTCTTTGGTGCAGGTTTACATTCACTAAATGGATTATCTCCAAATGATGCAGTTCCTACATATTTTGATGAAAACATATTTAAAAATACTTCATGATACTTTTCAGGTATCTTACTAAAATCTGCCTTTACTTCTACATTCAATTCAATTGCACCATCTTCTATGGTTATCAGCTTTAATGAATTATAAGTTTCAACATATTGTGTCGATTGTATATTTAGATGTCCTCCACCTAAAAATAATTCTGCTTCTTTTTTCTTATCTGCCATAACTTATTTTTTACTTTCCCAATATATTTCTCTAACCTTTTTTCCAAGTTCAATATCATTTGGGGTATCTATTATCATTCTACTATTAATTGTAATTAAATTTCTATCTTCTTTTATATAACATTCTCTACATAATTGTCCTGCACCATCCACATATCCATATCTAAAATCGATATGAGTAGTTTTTAATGTAGTAGTTTCTACACCACACATAACACATTTTTCGTAAAGTTGTAATTTTTCCATACCTATACTTTTTGTTTATTTAATTTGTTTTGTAATTTCACAACCAACGCACAAGACTCATACTCCTCAAAGTCAATAAGGATTTGCAATTGTTCTTCTAAAAGGTCTGTAAATTCTCTACTATCAATAGAAAGTGTAATAACAATAACTTCTTTAATTAATACTTTTGCAAAGTCAACTCTCTTCTTTTTAGTTCTTAAACCAAATGCAACACCTTCTACGATTGCTTTTGCAAGTTCTCGTCTATTAGTTTCGAAAATATCCGAAGGGTCGTTTGCGTGAATTTGAATTGGTTTAAATCTTTTTCTTATTGACATAAATCAAATATAAGAAAAATATTTTAATTCTCCAAATTTTGAGTATTAAAAGATTTGAATACTTTTGTAGGTATCATTTTGTATCCTGTATTAGATGTAGTTAAGATACAATTTCTAAATTCTTCCCAATCAATCATATAAGAATTATCTAAATGTCCGCCTGTTTTTGACTTAACTACTTCATTAAGTGCGTTAATAGTGTATATTGAATTAGATTGTTTCTTTCTATGTACTAAAATAGTTTTCCAATCAGAAGGAATTGCATTAGAACCCTTTTCGACATTAAAAGTAATAAATGCTTCTTCTGGTCTTATTTTACTTTCTAAAATAAAAACATTTGGATTAGTTAGAGTATAGTTTGATAATATAAAATCAATAGATTTGTCTAATTCATCTTTTGTGGTAAAGAGGCAAAGTAATTGTGTATTCATTATTTTCTATTTTTTACACTTCTCTTTAAACATTGTTGTAATTCAGGACCATATGCAGTTGCGACTTTTTTAGTATTTGCACCGGCTTGTCTCCACGTATCACTTGCAATTCTAATATTATTTTTATTATTTCCAACTAAATAAACTGCTCCTGAACCAGCATCTACTTTAACACTTTTTATCAAATGTTCTTTTAATGCATTTCTTTCTTTTGGAGTATCGGTTTTACCTTTATATCCTGATAAACTTGCCATACATCCCCTTACATCACTTGGTGTTACACCAACTCCACCCATCTCAATTAAGACTTTGTCATCATAGTTTTCAACATATGTATCAATGTGTAATGAAGATAACGTTCCTGCAACGTATGTTTGAATTGCAGGGCCATTTGGACCTGTATGTCCTGGTTTTGTTCCGTCTGCTTTATGTAAGTCGTTCATAAACCCAACGTGAACACCATTTAAGCCAGCAGCATGTCTTTCTTTAACTTCTCTCAATGCTGCCATTGTTTTTCCTAAACTGGTTTTTGTATTCAATATATTTTCAATGTCTTTTGGAGTATATACACCACCCATAGATTGTGATATTTCTTTTGGTGACATTGATTTGGATTTATCATATATACTTTGTGATAGGGTTCCAATCTTTAATATAAACTTACTATAATTTCCAGATAATGTTGATTTATCAACATTTGGGTCATTCCAAATTTCCAAAGCATATTGAACGGTTTGTTCCGGTGTTATATTATTTTGAGCTTTCAAAATCTGTTCTTTGGTTGCATTTGGATTTTTCTTTAAAACCTCTTCTTTTATTTTATTCTTAATATACTTATCACCACTCAATGCAGTTAAGTATTCGGATGATGCATCATCTGCACTTTTGATATTACCTCTTCCTGGTAATCTTTGGCCTATATATCCTATTGCTTTTGCATCTTTTTTATTTATATCATCATAACCACCCATTGCAATCGCATTCATATCTTCTGCACCCTTTTGTGCTTTTTGTTCTGCTTTTGCTAATTTTGTAACCACCTCAGGCTTAATACCACGTTTCTTAGCTTCCTCCATATAGTTTTTCAATCTTTTAGCCGGAGTTGTGTTATTTTGTGGGTCATTTAGGTCTCTACTTTTTTTATTAGAAACATTAAATACTTCAACATGCCCCTTATCATTTGTATAAACTAAATATGTATCGTGATATCCCTTAAACTTATTCCACATTTTAAGTTCATTCTCATAATGTGCTTTTTCTTCTGGTGTTTTTGCAGCCTTTAATTTATTGTTTAATAATTCTTCGGTTGCACCATCGGTTACCCCATTTGCTTTCATTACCGTTCCGTTTCCTTTCTTTCTATCCCAATTCGCAGGGCCGTTTTTACCCAATGATAGTGCACCCATATAAGCTGCACTTATCCAACTTGTTCTAGCTTCTTCACTTTTGAATTTACTATCCTTTCCTACATTTGTCTTTTTGAATTCTGCATCATATGCGGTTACAAATGCTTCTCTTTCATTATAAATTTGAACCGCTGATTTTAAATCATTTGGATTTTTTAAATCTAATTTTTGAGAAATTGCGATTGCTTCCAATTCAACGGCCAATTGTTTAAATTCTCTACCTTTTTGACTGTCTAATATTTTTTGTGTATTCTTTTGATTAGCTTGTAAAGTTTTTTGATATAAAGGTGAGTTTTTAACATTGGATGTTCCATTTATTAAATCGGTTGACATTCCAACATACATACTTTCACCTGTCGATGCAACCATTCCACCCGCACCTGCAATCTTATTCTTAAACATCTTTTGTTCTTCGATTGCATGTAAATTATTTAAAGCCTTTTGTAATTCTTGTGGGGTTTTGGCTTCTGCAATTGCTTTTTGATATTGGTTATTTTTATCGTATTTTGGTGATTCGTTTCCTTCTTCATCTTCTTCACCACTAACTTTTTTAGCAGGGTTTTGTTTATCTTTTTCAATATCCAACTTATAATCGTCACCACCCAATTTTGTACCTTGTGGGGCTTGTTGTGATTTTGATTTATTTGTTTTTTTGGTTGGTGTTTCTTCATCATCAGGACCAGCGTCTACCATATCGATATCCTTGCTCGAATATCCAGCGGTACTCATCATACCCTTTGCAATATTATATGCTTTTTTATTTTTTTCATATCCCAATGCCGATGCAACCGATACTTCTCTATCCGTATCTGGATTTATAAACTTTTGATTTAGTACTTTTTCTAATGGTTGTTTTTTAGGAGCTTCATTGATGTATGAAAAATACACTCTTGCTTTCTGTGCCATTTCATTGGCATCAGATACACCATTTTCTCTTAAAATTTGTACTAATTTTGTAACTTGTTCCTCTTTTGTTAAATCAATAATACCATGTTCTACACGATATTCTAATTCTTTTAGGATTTCTTGGAAATTTATTGACATTTTTTATTTTTTATTTATCTTGCATTTCTAATTCTTTTCTATGTTTCTTTGCAACATCACCCATAAACTTTATAGCATCTTCTGCTTTATTAAAACTCTTATCAATTTTACCTTGTAGTTTTTTAGGGTCATTACCATAGGTTGGTTCCAATGAAACACGATGTTTATTACCTTCTTTTCCCATATACAAAGTATAAGTTGGCATATCACCATTACCCATATTATATATAATTGCACCACTACCATCATCTTTTTGTGCATATCCATTACCACCAGATACTTTATTCAAATGATTTTCAACAGATGATTCTAAATCTTTGATGGTTGTTTTTAATTGGTTATCATATTTAACAGCATCTTTTGGATTATTTTTTTGCAACCTATATCGTAGACTACCAACTGGATAATCTCCACTTTTATCATCAGGTTTTTTATCACCTCCAAATACAGATGTACCTTTAACTTTAGAAGCTTGTCCTGCAGTTGTAGTTTTACCTGCAATCTTTACTTTTGTTGTAGGTCTTAACTTATGATTTTTACTATAAGCATCAAATGCCTTTTGTGATGCAAAGTCAATTTCTTGTAATGGTATTAAATCTACTAATTTCATATTGTTTTTATTAAAATGAACTATTGATTAAATCATAGTCTTTATTTGATAATTCTTTCTTTGCTTTTCTTAACAACTTATTAAATATACTATTTCTTTCATTTGCATCTTTATTACTTGCAATTGAACCTTTAATATCCTGTCTTTTTTTGATTTGGTTTAATTTAGTAAGTGCATCTCTATCATCCATATAGATTGCTAATTCAATAGTAGCTCCAGTATGGTCATTATTATCGGTCATTTTACTTACTTTCTTATTAAAAGCTTCGGCTGGGTTATACATTTCCTTTAACGGAATAAGGTTTATCAATCTCATACTAACATAATTATATGATATAAATATATATTTTTAATCTATTCCAACTAAATCCGAGTAATTGTCTCCCTCTTCGATTTTGACCGGAAAACCACCCTTCTCCATTATTTCTCTAATGTCGTTTAAAAGATTTTCTCTTTCTACGGGATGAGTATCTATAACAAAGGCATCATAGGTATAAAGTATCATTTTTGACATTCTCCCCTCCAAATACTCCAACACCTCACCAATCTTCATATAATTGATTTCAGTCTCTAATGATTGTAGTAAGTAGTTGAATACCTTTTGTTCGTTTGCACCTTCGATTCGGTTGAATGGTATTTCTCTTTTATATAAGAGTGTCGTAAGTTTTCCCGAAATGACGAACCTTTGGTATAACCCCTTAATGTATTCATCCACCTTTTGAAAGAATGGAATCCCTCTTGCATTGTCGTCTAATCCCCCATACAGATATGTAAAGGTTATTTTCTTTGCCGTCTCATAATCACACCCATAAAGGTTTGCAAGGTGTTGGTGAGCCGATATCCCCTTTGGAAATTCATACCCAACCATTTTTGCAATCAAACGAATGTGATAAGACTCATAGTCAAATTGTAATAGAGTGCCATGTGGATGACGACTAACAAAGCACTCTCTACTACCATCCGATTTGTTTAACGCAGAGTAGTTGATGTTAAGGTGTCTATTCGATGGCCTTCCGGTAGTAGTGTAGGGGTTATATTGAGTATAAACGATATCGCTCTTTCGCAGGTATTGTTCGTTGAAGTTAAAACTATCAATAAATTTTTCTCTAACGACTTTTACCCCAGCCCCTTCCAGCCTTCCCAATGTTTTGATTGCTGATGTATATTTTCTATCCCACTCTCTTCGTGTACTGATATTTGGGATTGTTTTTAGAATTTCATACCACTTCATTAAAGGTACACAATCATTCAACTCTTTAAAGTCGTTTCTATACCCTCTATAAACCGATTCTACGACCTCATTAAAGATAAATGGTTTCCCATTCTCTTCAAAGTAAACCCACTCATAATCCAATCCTATGGTGTTTAAATACCTATTGTCTAAAACTAATGTATTGACGTGAATTATTTTGGATATGTCAAATTTGTCTAACTTCTTTGCATCTATGTGATTGAAATTGATTATACCATCTTCACCATTGGTTTGTCTAAAATATATAAAAGACAAACGATTTCCTAATGGATGTGCTCTATGAGAACTCCATACAGGAACAATAAGGTCAATATTTACATTACCCCCTAAAAACGAAAGTAGGGTATGTTTATCTTCAATTAGATTCATACCCTACAATATACTAAAAATATTTTGATTTACAAAATTTATTCTCCCCAATGTTTTTGCTTCATCTCATAGATGTCGATTGGTTCTCTTTTCATTTGTTGACCTGGATTAAAATATGCACCTTTCTTTAAATAACCACATAAGAAGTTTCTTCTCATTCTTGTAGTGTCTCTATTTGGTTCACTACCATGTACAACGTGTGAGTGTAATAATGCAACTTGTCCTTTTCTTAAATATCCTTCAATCTTTTTAAAATCATGTCCTTCTGGCATCACACAACTCTTACCTCTCTCACTTCTCCAATTGCCTGTATTTGTTTTCTTTCTTTCCTCATTATCTTCAATTGGTAATGTAGGTAATCTATGTGAACCTTCGTAGTTCCATACTGCTCCGTTTTCAGGGTCGTGGTTATCTAATGCCAATGCAGTGTTTACAATTTCATTATGTCCACAACCTGTATAGAATGCATTTTGATGTTGGTCTCTACCCAATTCACCTTTTGGTTTGTAATAACCCCAAGTTTGCATTCCAACTACTTCACCTTCCATTAAAAATTCACATGCTTCAATCATTTTAGGATGTGAAAACATTTTCTCAACTTTCTCAGAAACTTTGTGTGGATGCATGATTGGTTCAAACTCTTGCCATTTTTCAGGTTCAGCTTGATTTCTTTCCAATCTTAATCTATCTAATTCTGCATTTAATTCGTCAACCTCTTGTTCGGTTAATAATTCTAAAACCGTCCAACCTCTATATCTCCAATCAAAGGTCATTTGTTGTCTTTCCTCTACGGATAAGTGTTTGTATTCTTTCATAACTTAATTTGTTTGTATAATTAAATATAATCAAAATTATTTTAATTACCAAATTTTTATCAATCTATTTGTGAAATTGTAATACGTTTGTAAGATGTAATCCAATGTTTTTTAATTTTTTTGATGCTTCTGCAATATTTGCTTTGTTTGAATTAATAACACCCTTGTCAATTAACAACCCGTTATCACCATACACTTCATTTAATGGGCCGGCAATTCTCCAATTAATTATTTCAGTTAAAAAATATGGATTTGATTTAATTTTATTATATTCATTTTTATCAATTTCATAAACAAACCCATATGTATCATTTACTTTTTGTATAAAATATCTTTCAATAAATGAAGATTCGTAATCTCCGGGTTTTGGAGATGGCACGATGGTTTTTGGAATGTCTAACGAATAGAATGTTTTATTTTTTACTAAATCACTATACATTTTATATTGTGTTTTCTGAATTAATTCTATATCCTGCTTCTATTGATGTTTCCCAACCCTTTTCGTCAATTGAATGTTTTACATTTGTTACTTGAAAATATCCATTTTTATTATATATTTCAGGAACACCATCAATATGAAAAAACTCACCACAACTTATTCCAGCAATACCATCTAATTTTAAAGATATATCCAAATATGTTAATGCACTGGTATTTTCAGCTTTTGTTTTTACATATTTTAATATTAAAGATGTATCTAAATAAATAAGAGCAGTTGGAGCAGATTTGGTGTCGGTTGGTTTTAATTTGAACTTTACAAATTTACTTTCTAAAACTTCTTTTATTTCCGTTAATTGTTCAGCTGCGGTTTTTTCTTTTCCTTCGGCGGCAGCGGCAGAACCACTAGTTGTATTTGTTTCTTTAGCAATTTTATCATTCCATGCAGTTGCTTCTTTTACTAATTTGACTTCAATCGAATTAATAGAATAATATCCGTCTGCATTTTTTGCATAAGATAAATCAGCCGATGCAAAATCATCCTTTTGTGCAACTGGTTCGGAATCTGGTCCTTCACCATCGTTAATTGCTTTATTTAATGCCAATTGAGTGGAATATAAAGCCTGTGCTTGCATCAATGTACTCAATTCCATATTAAATTCAAAACCTTTAACGATTGAACCATTTGAACCAATTTTAAATCTATGTATATTTTTCAATTCATTAGATGTTGGTTGTTTAATTGGTAATTTTTTATCAATTATAGTTAAAGGGCTACCATCATTATCATCGGATGCTTTTTGAAATTCCAAACGACATAATCCAAACATATTATCATTGATTGATTGTAATAAATTGTTTAAAATATCAGCCTGCGTATATGATTGATTGTATGCCTGTACAAATGTATCGTATCTAAAAAATACATTTAATAAGTTTCCGATTTTATTTTCTAATATAGAAATTGGTGCACCTGTCGAATCATAAATTTCCGATGTATTTAAATTAAATGATTTACCATTAATTTTACCATCAAATGTTTCTGCTCTAAATTTTTTAGTTGTATCATCAATCTTACCAATCATTGTTATTATATTCTTTTTACCTTTTTGAGAAACATCTATTTTTGGTAAATCTCCGGGTAAAATAAATAAATCGGTTGTTGATATAATATTACTATCCGAGTGTACTGGTATAATTGGTTTTGTACGGGCAGCATCTTCAAAGAATGCGGGCTGAATATTTTTAGGTGTTGCTTTAAATAATATAGATTGATTTAGTATTTCTAATATTAATTTAAAAGAAATGTATGACTCCTTTGAGTATTTTGTATCTTTTTGTTGTTCATTTTTTACTCCCCAATTAAAAAATTCATTTTTAAATTTATCTTTTGGAAATTTATTTTTTAATTCTGGCTTATTTAAATCCGCCGATAATTTATTCAAAAAAGTATCATATTCATCAATCTTTGGGTCATTACTTTGATTTTTATTTTCATTTTTAGGATTTGCTTGCTTTATTGGCATCCATAATTGTAATTCATTTCCCGCTGAAATTTCTAAATTTATATTATATGTACCATCTGTATCGGGAGTGAAATTAAAATTAGTAAGTTTACCTGCGAAAAAATCATAACAACCTTTGGTTTCTTCTAAACTTTTTAAATAATTTTGTTTTGCTATTCTATACGCATCTTCTTTACGAGAAAATATTTCAAGATATGCTGTTACATAATCTTTGTGATTTTTTTTTGCAAATAATTTTTTGTCTATCGTATATTTATCACCTCTTATATCGGTGTTCCAACCATATTCCAATACTATATTCATAGATGGTCTTAAAAAAAACAATTCAAACATTTCCATCTGTTTCAATGTAAATACTTTGATATCTACTTTTGCAGTTTTTAATGTATTGTTTCCACCATCGGTATCTATATCTACTTTTCTTATTATTGGAACGGATACTCGTCTATTAGTTTCTCCTTCTACAACTATTTCTTTACCATTCAAATCATATCCAACAATGGTATTACCAGTTTGATATAATTTTTTAATATCCGTTGTATTACTTATAACACATCCATGATACATACCTGTAATGGTGTCTTTTGCAATCATATTTTTTATCTCCTTTTCTCCACCCTTCGAAACAATAGCTGCGGATGATAACATTACAAATGGAGATAATGTTGTGTTGATATTGTTAGTATTCTTTTCTCTTTCTTTGAATACATCCACCAACCAACTCTTCAATGGTGCTAAAAATGGAAATGCCATAACTTATTTATTTATTTTTTCTAAATCATTCAAAATTTTAGGAACGTTTGATGGTATTCTCAATTGTATACCAGGTGTAATTGAATAAGATGCTTCATTTAAATTGTTTGCAGTTGCTATAATCCACCACAAATTTTGGTCTCCATAATACTTTAAAGCAAGAATATCCAATCTATCTCCTAATACCGAAATAACATACATATCATCATTTGATGCTTTTATTTTTGGATATATAACACTACTTAAATACGTTTTTTTTGTATCTGTTTTTGTTAAAGTTTCGGAATATGTGTATCTACTTGCCATTAATTTTTATTTAAAATTGAACAGGCCCTCTACCTGCTAATGCATTCAATTGAGCTGTTGTTTGTTGTGCAGGTTTAGGTGCTTCATCTTTTATAGAAGTTATAGCAGGTGTGTTTCTTCCATCAAAATTGTATTTATATGTTTTTGTAGCAGAATCGACAATGTGTAAATTTTGTTCTAATATTTTTATAGAAAATGCAACATCTACTACTGACGGATATAATATTTCATCTGCCGAATTAGTTGCATCTATTCCGTTTGGTTGAAAATTAGGCCAAGAAACATTATCCTCAACATTAATAGAAATGGATTCCAAATGTGATAATACGTTTGTATACATATCTCCAACTGAAAAATAAAATAATTGAGGTGAAAATGCATATTGGGATGTTTGTTTATTATCACCATATGTCATTTCTGATATTTGTTCGTAAGGAAATGCTAATGATTTTAAATAATTAAGTTTTTGCATCATTGCAGTTCTTTCTTTTATTGTGTTGTAATATAATTTTAAATTAAACTTAACACTTCTTTCCACACCCTGATACCTGTACACTTTAAATGGTGAACCTAAATATCTAAAATTTGACCATTCAGGAGTAACATCTTCACTAATACCGGTTATCGAAGCAACTAATGGTATTATTTCTTTGTTACCATATTTTTTAAAAGTCACCCATATTTGATTTTGAAATTTATTTTGTTTTTTACTTTCAGATAATTTTGTATCATCTTCAAAATGAGTTTTTTCATTAATTTCACCAACAACATTATCCCAAGATTTTTGAAAGTTTCCTGTTCTTTCTTGTAATTTCTTTATATATCTGTTTGTTTCAACATCAAATTCAGGTAAACCGGTTGTTGAGTTTATTTCGTTTTCTTCATAATATCCGTTTGTATTTCCTGCATTTTTAGAAAATGCTACCTTTTTATCTAAATAAGTTTTTCCATCCAATGTAGTTTTACTAAATTTTGCTCCATATTGATTTTCTGCGGTTGTGTTTTTCTTTAAAGCATCTTTTAATTTTTTTAATCCATTTGCAGAACCAAATTTATTAATTGAAGATAACAACACACGACCCACAGTTTGGTCAGTTGATTTAAGTACCGATTTTGGTGATGGTGGTGCCGGTGATTGTTTTACAAAATAAGAGTCACCTTCTTTTACAGCATCTTTTAATAATGCTTGAGTTGGTGCTAATAATGAAATTGGTTTTGTAAAAAATCCAGTTGGTTTACGAAATATAGTATCGGTAGGTCTATTTGCTGAACCACCCAATGCACCTCCGACTTGATTTCCTATTAAATCAGATAATGCGTCCGGAGAAGATGTCAATAGAGCTGCTCCTCTTGGAGCATTTATAATTCCACGAGTGTCAATCCTTATTTTTTCGGATTTACCATAAATTTCATTTACTCTACTCTTAAATAAATCGCTGATTGTTGCCATCTAATAAATTTCCTTTAATATAAATATTCATAATAGAAATTTATTCCTTTACTTTAAAACATTCCTCTATCTTTAGCTAGTCCGTACATTCTAGCTTTTACTTTGGTGAATGCGGTATTAAGACGTTTACCATCCAAAGTAATCGGCGTTGTGGCGGTGTTGTTAGTTACGATAATCAATTCATTCAACAATTCGTTTGATATATCCGCTCTTCTTAATAATTCTGTATAACCATTTCCTGATAGGTTTTTTAGAGCTTTCAATGTTGATATCTGCATATTACCACTTATTACAGAATTATTAAATCCTTTTTCTGTTAATGTATATATGTCTTTATTTGCAGGTGGTGCAGGTACGGGTGCTGATGTTGTTTTTGTGACCGTTGTACCAGTTTTACCTCCTGTTGTAGTTGTAGTGTTCTTTTTAACTTCTCCTGATGCTTTTACAGCAGGTTTAGTTGATGCAGCTGCGACTGTACTATTTAAGGCCGCTACAGCGTCTTTATTCAGTCCTCTACCGGTTGTATTTCCTGCATTTAATAATTTATTTGCAGCTACTCTTTCTTCATGGCTTACTTTGTATTTTTTTGCATATTCTTCAAATTTATCATCACCACCTTTTAATCTATTCACATCATCCATTGCCATTGCAATGTTTAGAAGTCTTTCATTTTGTTTAAGTTGTAATGCCCTTTCTTTTTCGTTTTCTTGTCTTTGTGCCGCTGCTTCTTTTGTAAATATTCTATCGTATGTTTCTTCTAATTTTTGTGCAAGAACATCAGGTTGGTTTTTATAAGTTTCAGCAAGTTCAAATTGTGCAGCATAATATTCGGCAATTCTCATATCACCACCACCAATTTTATTGGAATCTACCATTTGACTCATCATAGAAGTTAATTGTATACCTTTATCTACACCCTTTCCTTCTAATCCTGCAAAAGCTTGATTGGTCAGATTTTTACCACCACCCAAGAAATAACTTGCACCCTTTTCTTCTAATTTTCGAGCTGCTGCCATTTGCTTTTCATGGTCTTGTTCCAGTTCCTTCGTATATTTAACTCTAAAATATGCTTCAACTTCTAACATTTCCAATTTTTGAGCCTGTTCAAGTTGTAACATAATCATTCTTTCTCTTTGCTCAAATTTCAACATTTCTTTTCTTTGAGCTTGTTCCATTCCCAATCTTGCTCCCGCCAATGAAACATCCATTTTATGTGCACCCTCAGCGATGTCTGCACCTGTTTTCAATCCGGCCTGTTGTTCTAATGTTCCTTTAACACCGCCACCTCCTGATTGAGTTAATGACATTAATTGGTCTATACCCATACCAGTTGATTGTGATAATGCTTGTTTTTGAAATGCATTCATTGAACCAATATCAACTCCACCCAATGCCGATTTTAATGCGGACGCTCCACCTGCCATATCTCCACTCATTAATCTAGCTCTAACTTCCGAAAGGTTTACATTTTTACCTAACATTGCAGACAAACTCATTTCGGATTTGATACTATCTTTATAATTAAGTACCATTGTTCCCGAAGCTGCTGCCATATCTTTCATAGAAACATTCATATTGGATAGTAATACTGCCTGACTTGCGTATTGTGAAGTCGTCATATTACTATACTTCATAACTTCTTCCGATGCATCTGCCATTTGCTTAAACAATTGTGCAGGTGACATATCATTCATTTTTGCAAATGCACCTAAACCCGCAACATTATTAAATGCGACTTTAGCTGATGATTTGTCCATTAAACGGAAACTTTTCGACATTTTTAAAACATCCTCACCACTTGAACCATATAGTTTACCCATACCGGCTGCAGATGTTGCCATCTTTATTTGTTCCGATAATGCTACCCCCATTTTTACACCAATATCTTTAATACTATCCAACACTGCATCGGTTGATGACCCGATAGCCTGTAATGCTCTTTCGGAAACTATCAATGATTTCTTATATTGACTCATTCCGGTTAAAAACAAAGCTTTACGTCTACCTGCTTCAGCTTCCATTGTTTGCATTGCCTGTTGATGCCCAAAAGCAATAGCGTCTTTTTTCAGACCTAATTGATAAGTTAATTCATCTTTAACCAATGAATTTTCATATTCAACCATTTGAACATAATTCTGCTTAGAATAGTCAAACATTTCTTTTTCTCTTGTTTGTCTTTCTTCTAATGGTTTTATGTAATTGTATTTGGCATTTATCTTTCTAAATTCCTCAGTTCCTTCTAATGATTTAGCTTTGTCTTTAATATCACCTTCACCCATTAATTTATTACCAGACAACATCTTTGCAGCTGATTTTAATGAGGATATACCACCACTATCAACAAATTTTGCTATACCAAATAGTGCAGTTCCTATTAATGCAGCTGGCCCTGCAAATTTTGCTATACCACTAAGTGCACCCATCATTGAGCCAGCTTTTGGTGCTGCTTGTCCGGTTAAACCTAGTGCACCTCTTTTGTCTGCCTGTGCTTTTGCAATATCACCAATACT